GGAATGGTGCAACATTAATACATCTTATCACCGGCATGATCTTTCATGGTCCACAAATTTCTGCAGAAATTAATATGGGACTCGCTGAACTTCTTGAACGTGATGGGTACACCAATATATCTCAAGCGATTGGAGTTGATCTTGATTGAATATAAATATTATTCTCTATCTTAATTCGGTATTGCCATGAATCCTTATAATAATTCACATTTTAAATTTGTAAATAAATCATTTCCCCGAGTAGAATTCTCTTGTACTGAGATGTCGATTCCGTCTATATCGATGGAAGCTACCCCTCAAATCACTAGATTCAGTGATGTCAAACACCCCGGTGATAAATTGGTATTTTCACCGTTATCATTAACCTTTCTTGTTGATGAGGATTTGTTAAATTATGTTGAGATCTCTGATTGGTTGGTGAGGATAAGAGACACTGAATACGAAAAAATTGATGAAGCAATATCAGATTCAAAGCTCTTAATACATAATTCTTCCCATAAATTGGTGGGGACTTACACATTTAAGGATTCATTTCCAACTAGTCTTAGTTCCCTCGAATTAACTTCAACGGATTCCGGTGTAATATTTCCAACTGCTACAGTAGATTTCGATTACACTTCGTTCCATTTTGAGAGAGCTAATAGTACTGAATAGTTTACAATTCGCTAGAAATGTAGTATAATGCTTCAATGGACCTAGATAAAATTGATGTAACTAAACTTACTATAGAATCAGCGGAGACACCTTTAATATACTCGAAGTACATGAATCAATACAATGAGATTCTTGCTAAACTTAAGTGGTATGGGATGGAATATGATGTCCTTTACCTAGATAAATGGAAATATTTCCTCGGGAAAGCTGATCCCGACGTTTATTTAAAATCCCCTCTCCCTGAAAAGATATTAAAATCCGACGTTTCCTTGTATATTTCAGGTGATCCTGATGTCATAGAACTTAAGAAAAAAATGATATCTCTTGAAATACAGGAGAAAGACCTTGAGAAAAAATTAAAAGAAATCGGAGCAAGGTCTTTCCATATTAGAAATATAATTGAGTGGGAAAAGTTTCAGGCGGGGAATTAGTGGATTATATAACAAATAACAAATCTGATATAACAATTACCAAGAAGAATGATATCTTCGTATCTATATCGACCGATAAAGGTATAGCTCAAGAATTGTCCGACCATTTTACCTTCGAAGTTCCTGGCGCAAAGTTCATGCCAGCGTATAAAACTAGAGCATGGGATGGTAAAATAAGGCTCTTTAATCTCAAGACATCTCTTATCTATTATGGTCTTAAATTTGAGGTGGTTAGGTTTGCTGATACTAGAGGTTATACATTCTCTATATTTGACGAATCTGGGAATACTGATAAGGGTGATGTCACCGAATTCATAAAGGCTTTGAACATTCCTCTCGAGTTAAGAGATTATCAAACTGAAGCTATACACCATTCAATAAAACAAAATAGATCTCTTCTAGTAAGTCCTACTGCATCTGGTAAATCATTAATCATTTACTGTCTAATTCGATATTATCTTCTTAAACAACCAGAAAAGATTCTACTTCTGGTACCTACAATATCACTTGTATCACAAATGTTTAAAGATTTCGGTGACTATGGGTTTCATTCAGAGACGAATTGTCACATGATAACAGGAGGGAAAAATAAGGATTCTTGGCAGAGAATATATATTTCAACATGGCAATCTGTATACAAAGAAAAGAGATCATACTTTGAGAAATTCGGTGTCATATTCGTTGATGAGGCTCATCTAGCTAAAGCAGCATCACTCAAGTCTATAATGGAAAAACTTCCGAACTGTAAATACAGATTCGGATTAACGGGAACTCTTGATGGAACCGAGTCTAATAAATTAGTTCTCTCTGGATTATTTGATGTTCCAAAGAAGGTTGTATCCACCAAGGAATTAATGGATGCTGGTACAATATCAAAACTTAAAATCAATTCCCTCATCCTAAATCATTCTGTCTCTGATAAGAAGATAGCCACTCGAGTTAAAACTTATCAAGAGGAATGTGATTATCTTGTTCTTAATGCTACACGAAATCAATTTATTTCCCGTCTTGCTACAAGCCTTGCGGGAAATACGCTTGTTCTGTTTCAGTACGTTGAGAAACACGGTATTCCCTTGACCAAGCAAATCAAAGCGATGACCACAAAGAATGTCAGATATATTTCTGGTATGGTTAAAGCCGAAGAAAGAGAAGAAACCAGAGATGTTACAGAATCTAATGATGATGTTATAATTGTAGCATCATACCAAACATATTCAACTGGTATCAATATCAAGAACCTTCATAATATTATCCTTGCATTTCCAACTAAATCCCAAGTGAGAGTCCTACAGTCTATTGGTCGTGGTCTTCGTCTTCACGATTCTAAAGATAAGTGTAATGTATATGACATAGCCGATGATATTAGGAAGGGAAAAAAGAAAAACTATACCCTCAACCATTTCTATGCTCGCTACAACATATACAATGAAGCAGAGTTTGATGTTTCAACAGAGATTATCAACCTATAGTTTACAACATCAAACTAATGTGATATAATATTAAACAAGTACATAAAAATTATAGCAACCGTCTGAGTCGAAAGCTATCGGGTTGTAAAGGCTACCATCGAAACCTTTGTTTTGATGCATCCATTCACTGAGTCCGTACAAGCAAAACGTGATAGAGTAACCGGATCGGGGCGTTGATATGAGTCCACTAAGGATTCCTGAATAGACAGGAACAAGGTCAGTAGGAATCGTAACCTGCCCTTAAAATAATAGTATTTACAATTAATGAAAAATAGGTTATAATATAATCTTAAGATAAAGGAAAAAATATAATGCCAAAAGTCAAAGATAAAGCAGTTCATTATGTCGACAATAAAGAATTTCTAGAGGAAATGATTGAATATAGGATCTCTTACCAGGATTATCTAGATAAGGATCTAGAAAGAAGACCTACTATATCAGATAAGGCTGCAGTCTGTTTTATGAAGATAGCAAAGAATCTAGCAACTAAACCTAATTTCCGGAACTATACTTATAAGGATGAAATGATACTAGATGGAATAGAAAATTGTATAGCATATGCCCATAATTTTAATCCAGAAAAATCAAGTAATCCATTTTCTTATTTTACCCAAATAATATATTATGCCTTTATTCGTAGGATCCAAAAGGAAAATAAGCAACGAGATGTTAAAAGAGGTTTAATTCATAGATCCGATATATCGCAACTTTTTGACATAGACGTATCTAATACTAATACCGAACTTCAAGAATATTATAATGAAATACTAAAGGATTATTTTCAATGAAGATTGCTTGTATAACCGATCAACATTTCGGCGCCAGAAATGATAGTATACATTTTTCAGAGTATTTCCAGAAATTTTATGATAACGTTTTCTTCCCTTACTTGAAGGAAAATAATATATCAACAGTAATTGATCTTGGTGATACATTTGATCATAGAAAGTATATTAATTATAATATATTTAATCTTACTAAGAAAATGTGGTTTGATAAATTAAGGACAAATGATATATCGCTTCATTGTATAGTAGGTAATCATTCAACTTATTTTAAAAATACCAATACAATTAATTCAATAGATTTATTGACAGAACTTTATCCTAATGTAACATCTTATTCAGAAGTTGAAGAGGTTAATATTGGTGGACTCGATATGCTTTTTGTTCCATGGATTAATCCTCAGAATTCTAAATCTTCTCTCGAGACTATTGATCAAACTAGATCTAAAATAGGATTTGGTCATCTCGAGGTTAATGGGTTTTATTTAAACTCACAAATAGTTGCTAGATCTGGCTTAAGTCCTTCTGTGTTCTCTCATTTCGATGCTATGTATTCCGGTCATTTCCATAAAAAATCTGATAATTCTACCATATATTATCTTGGTACACCTTACCAGATTAATTGGTCTGATTATGGTGAGACTAAAGGTTTTCATGTATTTGACACTGAAACATTAGAAATGGAGTTCATTGCCAATCCATATACAATTCTCGAAAAGATATATTACGATGATTCCAAAATTGACTATGAGACGGTAGATGTAGGTGAATACGACTCTAAGATCATTAAATTGGTTGTAATCAATAAAAAAGATCTATATAAATTTGACAGATTCCTCTCAAAGATGTATAATGATATTAACGTCATAGATCTTAAAATTATAGAATCAAACGATCTAGATTCTGGAATAGTTGATGAAGTTGATTCAAGTGATGATACATCTTCCCTGATTTCCAAGTACATAGAATCTATTTCGATAAGTGGTATTGAGAATGATGATCTCTCAAATAGAATGCATGAATTATATGTTGAGGCAAGTGATATAGAATGATTAAATTTAAACGAATAAAATGGAAAAATTTATTATCCACAGGTAATGAGTTCCAAGAGATTGATTTTGAAGCTCATCATAGAACCATGATCATCGGTAAAAATGGTCATGGTAAATCTACATTGATTGATGCTCTTACGTTTGGTCTGTATGGTAAACCATTTAGATCTGTTAGGAAAGACAACCTCGTTAACTCTATTAACAAAAAAGATCTTGAGGTACATATTCGATTTGATGTTGGTAATTCAGAATATAATATCATTCGCGCCATAAAACCTAACAAGTTTGAAATCTACAAGGATTCCATTCTTATAAATCAAGATGCTAAGGTTAGGGATTATCAAAAGTTCCTTGAACGGAATATCCTTAAAATGAATTATCAGGCATTTACGCAGGTTGTTGTTCTTGGTTCAAGTTCTTATGTTCCGTTCATGAGACTTTCAACATCCAGAAGAAGAGAGGTTGTTGAAGAATTATTGGATATTAAAATATTCAGTCTCATGAATTTACTTCTCAAGATTAACATTCGTAAAACTCTCGAGGATCATAAAGAACTCAGTAATGCTGTTAATCTTCTCGAAGAAACGATTAAAATGAACGTTCTTTCTCTCAAATCGTTGAAAAGACGTGCCAAGGTTAATGATGATAAAAATAACAAGCGAATTAGGGATAACAATTCCAGAATTGAGGAATTGAATTATGATATTCAGAGACTCGAGTCCGTCAATTCGAGTCTTCATGGTGCTATTGGTAATGTGGTGGATGTACAAAACCATGGGAAAAAACTCTCCATTCTTCATGGTCAACTTAAAAGCAAATTAAAGTCTGTTGATAAATCTATAG